CTTTTGGAACGAACTATCATCTCTGACAACTTCTGAACCAAGTTGAAAAATTTCATAAGTATTGGACTGTTCAAACAAAACTCCTTCGTTCTTTGCGGAGTTATAGAACTCAGCCAAGTCGGCATATTTAGTACTAGGACTGCCGCTATCGCTAACAATGCTGTGATCGGTATTAGGATCAGTACCCACATAGTGTAAAGGAAGAGAAGTGCGAGAAGCCATAGCACCCAAAATACGCCCACCCCAACCAGAAGAGGGATCGTAAACAACAATTCTGTCTTGGTTCTTAACGTGTCTAGTAAATTTTTCATAAAGAAGTTTTGCAGTCAAAGGTGGGAAGTTAACAGCATATTGGCACCACGATACACGAAATGCTTTCAAGCCAACAGGAAAAATCTTTTGTCCGTACTTGTACATACGCAGACGATACTTCTTCTGGTCATGCGACTTTATGTTCATTGTAGACTTAGATGGAATTGTCTCTAGAATTTCTTGCGTCACTTCAAGATACTTTACGCCCTTGAGTTGTTCATTGTAACCACTATACTCTTCATCATCATCACGACTCTCTACCCAATAGTCATAACCATACTGACGAATGTTGTTCTCTTCAAACCAACGAACAAAATCATCGCCATTCTTAAACTTCACATTATAAGAACCAACGTTGATAATCTCATTGACTTTAACAGTATTTGAATATGCATAGAACGAATCACGTTTGAAGTGTCGCTTAGAATACTTCAAAGTCTTCTCAAGCAATTCATCTTTCAGAAAGTGGTCATAGATTGAAAGCCCATCGTCATTCTTAGTGTAGTTGATACGTGTCTTCATCATGGTTGGAAACCATTGATTAGCGGCATTGCCAACTACGCTAGTGTTTCGAATTACATCTTTCTCACCAGTTAATTCGTCAACGTGTTCAAACTCATGCACAGAGAATCCATACATCTCTTTGAATTGTTTTTTGATTGCATCTTCACTCCAACCAACTCTTGGTGGTTGACCCATAGTGTCCCATGAGTGTACAACTGCTTTACGCAAATCAATAAACCATTGACGAAATTCGTCTTCAGTCATCCATTGCACTTCTTCAAATGTCTTGTTTGTTTCGTGGTTCAATAACCAATCGTTACGTTCATAAAAATGTTTTGTCATGTTATCTGTTTTACTGTTATTCCACATTTATTTAGGAAATTGATTCCTGCATCATCACGATAATCTTCGGCATAGAAGACTTCTTTAATACCTGTTTGAAATATCATTTTAGCACAGTCCATGCATGGAGCGCAAGTGATAAACATACTTGCACCATCACCACTCTCGGTAGACTTAGCAAGTTTGGCAATTGCATTAGACTCGGCATGGAGAACTTCGGGTTTTGTTTTTAATTGTTTAATCTCTCTTTGTGGCACTCCGTCAACTACTGCAACCACTACTTCTTCTTCACAATTGTTATCCCATCCACTTGGCATACCATTGTAACCGATTGAAATGATTCTGTCATCTTTAACGACAACAGCACCAACTTGTTTGCGTCTAGCAGTACTCAATTCGGCAAAGACTCTTGCAGTCTTCATGTATGCGCCAAGATATTTTTCTTTAATCATTATCAAATTTTTCTGTCTGTTCAAAACGTCTTTCTTGAATCGTTTTTTCTTTCCATACTTTTCTAGGATTTGCACACATCACGCAATTTGGATTCCCACAATCTAAGACATGATGTTTAGCTAATTGATGCGGAGACTCAACTGGTATATTATACGCTTTTGCAATTTTCAATTGCTTTCGTATTGCGTTTTCGTCTTCAAGGATTCGTTTAGATTTTTTAAATTTATCTTCTTCGTTACTCATGTTCGACTCCTTTGAATATTAATTAAGCTACATTCCAGATTAGTGCGCCTGGTTTCCCACTACTCACTACAAACTGCCAAAGTTTAGCATCGTAGTATTTCTCAGATGGATATGGAGGTGCTTGACTCTCTTCCACTACTTGGTCATACTTGTAAGGTGAACGCATAGTGATAGCACGACCTTTTTCATAATCACTCATCTTGTGTCCAATCTCTACTGCATATGCAGGCACATCAGGAAATGCTAATTGCAGTCCACGATTTAACGTTCCGCTTGATGCAACAGTCCAAATCTCTGTTGGCTTGATATTTAAATCTCTAGCAACTTTAACAATCGATGCAAGCACAGATGGATGTTCTAACCCCAAAGGCAAACATTGTCTGCGCTTTGTATCTTCTTCTTGATAACGTCTTGCTCTTGCTTTTGTCACAGTAAGCATACCATTGTCAACCCAATGAATAGTGCCGCCAAGGTCCAATACTCTTTGCTGATGCCATGTAGGCTCTTTGCGTTTAGCCATAAAGAACGTTGCTTTTTTTCCATAGAGATTACATACATAGGTTAATGATATAGGACCCCAACCAACTTTGTTTGCACCACCAAAGACCCATTCGTCACATTCGGTAGTCTTCACAAGATGGTCGATGAATCGACTCTTACTTCCATACTCTAATAAGTCATCACGCACAACATGAAAGCCATGGTGCATCTCGACTATCGGTGCAGGGTTTGGGTCTTTCCAATCTTTAATTATATCAGAAACTTCTTCAGGATACAAGCGACTCATACAGTTCTCCTTCAGAAATTGCGTCTATGACTAAGTGAATTCTATTATCTGTTCCATTGTTGATTGCTTGATGTGGCTTACGTGTATCTAAGAACCACAAGTCTCCAACGTCCATATGTATCTTCTGTGGAGTACCTTTAGTGTCCCACACAGTAAAAATCATGTTTGGATTAGTAATGATTGGTATGTGTAGTCTTGCAAGTTTGCCTTTAGAACCACCAGAGTCTTTATCAACTTGATCGGTATGTCTTTCAAGTTCTCCACCGCCAGGTTTCAATTGCATGAAACGAACACGATGCACTTCTTTGTATTTACTTAACAACTCACGCACCTCAGGAAACATATCGTAGAGTGGTGTGTCTTGCAATTCAAATTTCACATCTTTGTTTTTTTCTTTCCAGTCATCACTCATCTCTGAAGGCTTTGTGATGAAGTCTGATTCTGGACGATAACCACGTAGTGACAATGCAGACCATGCTTTATCTTTGTTGTAGTTACTATAATGATTTGTGAATGCAGGTAATGTTGCTAACTTAGCAGAAACAGATTGAATAAACTCTGGCATGATTGCACCAATCTTTTTGATACTCAAATATTCTGTTGATTCTACTTTAGGAAACGAACGTGGAAAAGGACTATTGCTCTTAAAGTAAATTGCATGTACTTCTCCGTATGTTGTGATCTTAGGACCAACATAACAGAAACCTAACTCTTCAGCTAAGTCGCAATGTGCTTTGTTCTCTGCCCATACAGTTAGCCAAAAATCTCTACCCGACAATACAGAAATTTGTTGTTTGATAGTATTGATGTTGCCCGAAAGTTTTCCAATCGAAACATCACCCTTTACTTTTGTTGCAATAACTGTGTCGCCATGCATCGTAATGTCTGATGCAACTTTGTTTACTGTTACGTCAATCATTGCATCACCAAGCAAAACAAGAGTTCCTTTTTTCAAAGACTCTGCAATATTGTTCTTCTTATACTTTGCAAAAGGCGATAACGTATATGCATTGTAGTCTGCATACTGCGTTTCAAGTCCCTTGAGATAATCTATGTCATACCCATGTTGCCAAGGTTTCATTTTTTTACCTTACGTTTTAGAATCATACGTTTACGCATTGCACGTTGTGCTTCAAATGCTGAAGCCTTTTGAGTATACACTTTTCCAAGCATATGGTCAAACTCATGCAATGCAATTCTGGCAGTCATGCCAATAAACCTTTCAGTTCTTGTTTCACCATTTTCATCTTGAAAACGAATACGTATCGAATCTGGACGTTTAACATTCAAGTACAACAAAGGAAAACTTAAGCAACCTTCTTTCATTGTAAGTTCTTTATCTGATACATCAACAACTCTTGGATTGAACACTGCGTATGGTTCATTAGCCGTTCTCATAACAAAAACACGATATGGGTGTCCGACTTGATTTGCTGACAAGCCAAGTCCATCACTCTTCACCATCTTGTCGTGTAGTGCTTGTGCAAACTCTTTTGGGTCGAATGGTGGATTTGAGAAATCAAACTCTTTGCATTCTTGCAAAAGAATGGGTGATGTTTCTGAAACAAATTCAAGGTTCATGGGATTCTCCTAATACATAATTTTCTGCGAAATTTTCAGCTTCATCTATATTATTAAAGAATGCTACAAAGTATGAGCCAAATTCATTTCGCATTCTAACTTTATAGAATCCTTCATCGTAATGAACGTGCGCTTCTCTATCGATATCTGTTCCATAATGTTCACTGAGTATTTTCATTTTTATGTTCCTTTCCAGTATTAAATGATATTGAAATTCTGTCTTCATTTATATTTGAATTTCTATCAACTGAGTGTTCCATCCATGATGGAAATATAATTATCATATTTTCTTTACAAGGAAACATTGCACCACTACTAAACCAAGGATAGTAACTCACTTCATTCTCTTTAAAATTCCAAAAATGCAAATAAGAGTCCATCAAAGGTGCCATTGGATTTTCAAATCTAATATTTCCACAATTTTCAGGAGTTTTAACGTAAAAAGTTCCCGATAAAATTGATCCAGTATGACGATGTGAATTATTATAATTTCCATATTGATTTATGTTAATCCACAAATTACCAATATCCAATTTAGGAACAATACCAATATTAGAAGAAACTTTGTTTATTCCAACACGAATTTCATTGAGAAGTTTTTTGAATTCTATATTTTTAATCGACTCTATATCAACATTACCACTCTGCCAACCTCCACAATTACTTTTTTCATTTTTAACGGTCGTGTTGTTTTTTAAATCATAACAAAAATCTGCAATTTGATTAACATCAAGCGTTAAATCTTCGACAGAAAATGGTTGAGGAAATACTGCTTCTACATTATATAAGTTCATTTTGCAATCCTTGAAAAATTATTTACCTTCTCGAATCTAATCACGTTGGCAAACTTGTCTTGTAGAATATCACCTTTGTGTGATATGACAAATAGGTTAGAACCTTCAAGCATGTTTAGAATCTTCATCAAATCTTCTGTACCATTTGTGTCTAATGATGAATCAAAGATTTCATCAAGTATTAATATGTTTGTGCTGGCGCTGTTCTTCAGTTTGGCAACTGCTCTCCATGTCAACATCAATGCCATATCGATGCGTTGTTTCTCACCTTCACTGAATGATGCATATGTGAAATCATCACGATGGCGAGACTTGATTGTTTCTTTGAATGATTCATCCAAATTGAAGTTCACAAAGAAATCTAATGATGCAAGGTACTTGTTAACTAGCTTGTTGATGACTGGTATGTATTGACGAATGATTTTCGTTTTGATACCTGTGTCTTTCAATAAGTTCGTTGCAATCTCAAAATACAAACGCTCTTCAGCAATAACTTTAATTTCAGATTCTAGTTCTGCTAGTTCTGTAGTCAACGTTGCAAGTTTCTCTTGTTCTGCATTAACATCATCCTTAACGGAATTCAATCGCACAATCTCTTTATTAATATTGTCAATGTGTCTTTGATTTACTCTGACCTCACTCTGTTCAAATGTCAACTGAGAATTCAATGTTTGAATTTGTTCAGCAATCGTTTCAATCTCAACAAGTCTACCATTGACAAGATCAAGTTCAGTTTTAACTTTTGACAATGCATCATCGACTTCAACTAATTTTTTGTTTCGTTCTTCTACAATGTGTGTCTTATATTCATTACCAATAGCTTGTTTGCATGTTGGGCAATCATCATTGTTATGATAAAACTCAATGTCAGTATCAATTTTTTTATGAGTCTTTATTAAATTCTGACGAATCGTTGTAAATTTAGATAGCTTTGCATCGACTTTAGACTTGTCTGAAATTTGTGTACATATTTCTGACAAAGTTGTTTGTAGTGCTATGCATCTAGTTTCACTCTCTGCAATCAACAATTGTGTGTTAGCAATGTCTTGTTGCTTAGATAAAATCTGAGTTGCGTTGTTCTTATTCAATGAATCGATAAACTGAATTTGATATTGAATCTTTTCACTCTTCAGATCAACAGCATACTTCGACTGCGAATGTTTTTCTTTCAACAAAAGAAACTTATCTTTGAGAACACTATTCATGCGTGAGAAGATTTGAATATCTAACAAGTCTTCAATGATAGAACGTCTATCGCTTGCAGACAATTGCATGAATGGAGTAAACGATGCTGAACCCAACAAAACAATTTGAGTAAAAGATTTGTAGTTGAGTTTGAGGATGAATTTCTCTAGGTGTTCTTGATAGTCTTTGACTGCGGCATCTTGATTGACTAGATGCCCATTGCAGTAAATTTCAAACACATTTGGTTTGATACCACGAACGATTTTGTATGACTTATTGCCTGTGTCGAATTCAATTTCAACAGTACAATCTTTTTGATTGATCGTATTGACAAGTTGTCCTTTGTTGATATTACGAAATGGTTTGCCAAACAGCACAAAGCACAATGCGTCAAGCATAGTAGACTTACCCGAACCATTAGAGCCAACAATCAACGTGGTGTTGTTGCCATCTAAGTTCAGTTCAGTAAAGAAGTTACCAGTTGATAGAAAGTTCTTCCATCTCAAATTACGAAAAATAATCATTCTATATTTTCTTTGGATAGTGCCTCAACGTAAAGTTCACGCATCAATGTTTTAAGTTTATTAGTGTCTGAAATATTTAGGCTTTGCGTATCGATAAATGAAGAAAGAATTGTCATGGTGTCTTGCGCTTGGTCAATAATATCACTATCAGTTTCTTCATTCGATATAGTAAAGTCTTCAACAATCGTAACGTCTACAGGACCAAATTTATAAATTTCATCTATCAACTTTTCAAATAGATAAGGATCCTGTTTATTCAAAACAACAACTTTCACATAAGCATTTGCATACTTAGAAAAGTTTATGTCTTTCAAGTCTTCAATCTTTAATTGATTGTCATCATAATTTACCTTATAAAACATTCGGTGAGGATTCTCTACGAATGTAGTCTGCATTGTTTCAGTGTCTAAAATACCAAACTGTTTTTTGTCTTTGTAATCATTCCAAAACAATTCATAGGGCGCACCAACATACGTGATGTTGTCGTGCTGTGAGGAACAATGGAAAGCCAGCAAGTTCAAAGTGCCCCATGCACAATGAAGAAGATGTGTTCTTCACAAACTCAAAAACTTCCGCTTCATTGCTTTTGCAAATCCATGGTATCATATCGATTTTGATCCCATCAACTTCAAGTGTACCAGGTTTCTGCCATAGCACAATGTTATGATAGTCTCTCAGCAACAAGTCAGGAGAATTAACTTCAAGACTTTCTTTCCAAAAGATATCGTGATTACCAATCAATGCGTGAAGAGTAATGCCTTCTTCAACGCATCTGTCAAAGAAGTATCTACGACTTTCCATCAGCGAATGAAAGTTGATGTACTTGCGTCTATCGAACAAGTCACCAAGCTGAATGATTGTTCTTACACCACGATGTTTCAGTTCTGGAAAGAATGTCTCATCATAAAATTTTTCATAGTAAGCATGAAACGCTTTGGAGTCATTTCTAACACCAAAGTGAGTATCACCTAGTAAACATATTCTCATACTTTCGTTGCCCTTGCTTCTTCATTGTTGTACCTAAAGACTTGTCGATTATAGCACGAATCTCAGTCAAATGCAAGACGGCAGTTTCTCTGAGATTTTGTGGCGATCTTTTGTCGTTAACAATTTTTAGCCAGTTTTCAAGTTGGGCTGGTATTGGTGTCTGCATTGTCTTTCTCCAGAAATTCATCGAATGCGGTAGCAGTATCTGCCTTTTTCTTTCTAGGCTTTGCACTTGCGATCTTCTTCTCTTTATTCACTTCAAATGCTTTGATAAAGTCACTAATGAATTCTTCGCTATACGAATCGTGCATCACACCATTTAGACTTGAAGAAACGTATTCTTCGCCATTGTTTTCAATGAGAGAGGTAATGATTAAATTGTCCATGCTCTTATACTTGATGTATAGATGCTTTTTCTCTTTTTGAATTCTTCGCAAGAATGCATAGTAGATAATTTGGGTAAAGTATGCAAATGGATTCTTAGACTTCTCAGGGTCAAAGTTATCAATGTACAACAGACAGTTTTCAATACCATCCGATACCATATCTTCTTTGAATGTGTAGTTTGCAAAGTTTGGTTTACGTGCCAAGTGCGTTGCAATCTTAAACAAGCATTCGCCAATGTACTCAGGTACTCTTGGGCGCTCTCCGTTTGTTGCTTCTGCTTCTTTGACGCCGGCACGAAAGACAACCATCTCTTCTAGGAAATGTTCGTTGTTGACGTAGTGTTTTTGTTTTGGTTTTACGGTAGCGGTAGTAATAGTCATGTTTCACCTCAGTTAGTTGACAAACACTTGACAATGAGTTACTATTGCAGTGTCCTGTTTGATAAAGACTTAATGTAATATATGATTGTTAGATGAAGCCATTGCCTCTCTCTTCTTATCAATCTCTTCTTTGATTTCAGACATCCTATCGTCTGCTTGAATTTCAATCTTATCTTCTTCACTCGAATCAAATTCTTTATATGCTTCGCCATAGATTCTTATAATTTCTGATGTTGCTTCAGATACGGAAACAATACTTTGTTTAAATATTCTAGAAGGCAAATCAAAATTTGTAAGTGGATCCCATTTCATCATCGACAAGCTAAACATATGATCTTCAGACATTCTAGGAACAAGAACAACTTTCATAGGACGATGCACTTCAATGTATCCTCTACTTTCTTCAACAACATTTCCGATGAGAGTATCACCGTTTGTTAATTTTAGTACTTTGCAAAGCATTATTCTTCCTTTAAATTTAACGTGTAAATTTTATATTCAAACTTTTCATCGTTATAAATTTTCATTCGTTCGATAAAATGTTCTAATGTAAAATTCTTTCTACTCTTATAAGTCATGTCATCCGATATGTCATACAGAATAGCTTCTTTCTTGTTATCTCCCAAACGCAATCCTCGACCAATAGACTGTAGTGTTCTAATTTTACTCTTGCTTGGTGAAGCAAAAATAACATTATGTAGATTACGAATGTTGATACCAGTAGAGAATGTTCCATATGATGCTACGATAATTGCATTCTCTTCATCTTCAGTAATTCTACGAACTTCTTCTCTTTCATCTACGCCAACCGCACCATGAATAAAGAATACAGGTCTATTTTCTTCTACTGCGTCCTTAAGCATATTATACAATATTCTGCCGTGCTTGTCAACGAACTGATATAGTAGAAGAGTGTTACCTTCTAAACTCATAGTCAAATTTCTAATGAATCTATTACGTGACGGCTTACCTATAATATAATTTATCTCATCTTGATATTTAAAATTCTTACCTAGCTTACATGATTCTTCGTTATGCTTAAGCACCAATGCTTTAATTCTAAACTTAGCTAATCGTCCAGAGTCAATCAATTCTTTTGTTGTTGTTATCTGTTTGACTTTACCGAACAAACCTTCTAAGACTAATCTATGTGTCTGTGTTCCATCTAGTGTACCTGTGAGTCCAAATCTATACTTGCACTTTGTTAGTTTTGTTAGAATTGATATCAACGACTTTGCTTTAAACAAATGCGCTTCATCTCCAACAACTAATTCAAATTCTTCGAACCATTCTTTTGGCATCTTGTAAATTGACTGCCATGTAGATATGACAATGGGGCAATCAGTTTGTTTGCTTGCACCTGACATAATCTGGTGTATGTATTTATCACTCTCAAACCCATAGTCTTCAAAGTCTTTGTATAACTGTGCGACAAGTGAGATAGTGGGAACAATGATAAGAGTCTTGCAATTTAAATATCTCGCAATGAGATATATGATAAGCGACTTGCCTGATGCTGTGGGTGATACTAATAAGTTTCTTCTACTGCGTACTGCATGAATGAATGCTTGAATCTGATAGTCTCTAACTTCAAATGGTATACCTAGAGTATCAATAAAGTCTGTTGCTTCTGCTACAGAAAATTCATCATATGTTTCTACTGATTCGTCAAATTCAATTACGTAGTCACGTTCTTTAGCAAACTTCTCTAAGTACGGAATTAAACCATAATAGATTTGTCTGTTCTGAGAATTGAATAGGCGTATCTTTCCATCCCACACTTTGTTTCTAAATGCGGGCATGAATTTGTAGCCGGGAACGTAGAACGTGAAGTATTCATTCAACTCCATTGCATCGGAGTTCTCACACTTGATGTGTGCGTAGACTTCATCTACTTTTGAGATATAGAGTTTATTGTACACCTTGCGTAAACTTCTTCCATTCTATAGCGTTCTTAATCTGAAAATTGCGTTGGTTGACGTTCTTAAGTACTTCTTCCAAAAACGCTAACTTTTCTTTTTGATTGATTATGCGAACATTGTTGTGTATAATATCTTTATCAGAGTCAAGGTACATATCAACTTCATTCTTCATTAGACGTTTAACGAAAGGCTCCCAATTGAGTTCGTCAAGTTCTTCTTGTGAAAGTTTTCCATTGTAATATTCATACTTCTTCAAAGATAAATCTTTGCTTTGAAACTCAAGTGCTTTGAGTTTGCGTCTTTCATCAAAATAAATTTTGAGATATTTACTGTGTAATTCTGGTATCTTTAAAGATGCGATACCCAACTCTGTGGAGTCAACTGTAGCATCTAGTCTCCACTCTTCCATCATCTGATCTAACGTCATAATAATTCCTCAAGTCAATATTCGTACTCATCATAATAACACATTCCTAGGCAAATGTCAAATGTTTATTGCTTCGTAATAACCATAATTGAATGTTACTGTTGATGTAACAAATTCTTGATTATCGGTAGTTGTGAAACTCATCTCTCCGAGATCGGTTGGGTACACATCAACAAAATCAAATCTTAAATTTGGATTGTTTGCATTTGATTTTATAAACAATGTTGCATCAGATGTTGTGCTAGTAACAGAGCCTGGTCTGCCTGTGAGTGTTCCGACTTTATTGTATCCTTTTGGATTGCCTAGCTGTGCGATCCAATTGTACAACTCCAACCATGATTGCATGTCTTCATCAACTAAGAATGTTAGCGTGAGTGAACTAAAAGTAATTTGATTTCCTGGAATACTAACAGCAGAAAATGGCGTGTTAATTGAACTAGACTGCAATGTGAGTCCAGGTAAATTTACACTCTGCACTAAGTATGTGAAATTGGGAATTCTCTTAAGAACAAAATCAAACTTGTTGTTCGAAAGAAAACTTCTATTTACGGGTGTTGTTATTAGGGTAGCCATGTTATCTCCTCTTGTCTTCTATTTATGCAGACAAAAAAAGAGGACCCTAAGGTCCTCTTTTAAATACCGATGTGTCTCGGTTTAATCAATTACATCAAGTTAGTAATTGCAATTCTACGATAGTAGATGTTCTTATTAGCGAATGCTAATGTACCGTCAGCGGCTGATGTTGCGAATGGGTTTGCGACCATACCATAACGTGTCTTAAATCCAATTTTTGGTTGGAAAGAATCTTGACCAACTGCACGAACCATTTGCAACGGAACGTATGGGCAATAGAACAAGCCAGCGTCAAAAGCTGAAGTGCCTTTGTAACCGATTGTTGCATAGTGTGTACCAGATGTTGCGGCGAAATATGGATCGATGTAAACCTTGATACGACCATTCAATACACCAGCGAATGTGTTACCAGAGTCATCAACTTGCAAGTTGTTTGCAAGTGCTGGAGTGTAATCAAGAACACCAGCCATTTGCAATGCAGATGCTACGTCTGAAGAACAGATAAGCACGTTACCTTTACCACGGCGAGTTGCTTTAGCGATTGCGTTGGACTCACGCTCCAATTGGAACATCAAGCCTTTGAACTTCTCAACAGACCAACGACCGTTAGCATCAACGTCAAGGTTGAATGTACCAGCAGTTGTAACGTTTTCTTGTGCGCCAACAGTAGCTGTGATGTTGATTGTACGAACAACTTCACGGTTAATTTCAGCTAAAATTTCTGTAGAAAGAATGTTAGCCAATTCTTGTTCAGCATCCAAACCATGAACTGCTTTCAAGTCTTGTGCTAATTCCATTGTGTATTCTGCTTTCAAAGCACGGCTACGGGCAGTAACAGCAACTTTCTCGATAGAGAATGCCATCTCTTGGAAACCTTGACCAGAACCATCACCCAATGCTTCAGCTTGTGCTGTAGTGAAACCAGTACCACGTGTGTACTCTGTACCACTAGACAAGTCAGCAGGTGATGCACCTGTCTGTGATTGTGCTGTAGATGGGAATGCTGTGTTAGCTTCGTTGAACAATGCTTCAGTACCGCTTTGTGATGTGTAACGTGAACGCATTGCAAAGATCAAGCCTGTTGGACCTGTCATTGGTTGAACACCGCAAATGTCGTATGCGATCAAGTTAGGTGCGGCACGGCGAACCAAGCTGATTAAGACTGGATCGTAAAGGTCGATTGAACCATCGCCTGCGGTAGATGAAGATGCGCCCATGTTGTTAGCAGGTGCGGCTTCATTGGTTGCGATAACCACCAGAACCCTGTGCATCACCACGGCAAGCAATTTCTTGGTTCTCAAGAAGCTGTGCCGTTACGGAACGCTTGTGGGAATCCTTGATTGCGGCTAAATCGCCATGGTCAAGAACTGGTGCCCATTTTTTTAAAAGATTTTCTACGCTCATGTTTTTCTCCTTTGAGTATTGTTTAATTTATTTATAAAAACTTATTTCTTCAGTGTTCTAGAAATATTTTGTACATAGTGGTTCATTACAGGAGTGAATGATTCTTCGATAGTAGAAACATCATCGTCCATTGGAGCCGCCTTTTTGACTGTATCTTTTGAAGATTCATCAAAATATTTCTTCTTTGTTAGAAGAAGTTTTTCTTTGTAGTCTTGTTCAGAAACAAATTCAATGCCTTCTGCTAAAGATTTCAACTTTGCAGATTGAACTTCGCTAAGACCTTCAGAAACTTCGCCAACGATATGGTCTTTCTTGTAAACACTAATTTGTGCATTCAAATTTGCAACTTCAGTTACTGCTTTGTCTAACTCAGACTCAAGCACTTCAACTTGCTCTGCAAATTCTTCAACAACATTTACTTTGTCTTCTGGAATATCAACATAATGCTCTGTGAATAGATTTTTAAGTCCAATCATGAAATCTTCAGCTAATTCAGCTTTGATGCCTTTTTCGATAGCTAATTTGTTGTCTTCCATCCATTCAGTCACAACATACTCAAGGTATTCGTCAACTTTTGTGACCAAGTTTTCATTGATCGAATTGACTTCTTCTTGAAGTTTAATAGAATATTCTTCGTCTAATTTAGTTGTTGCTTCTTCTACCTTAGCAAAAATTGCCGCTTCAAAGATAGCTTTAGCATTGTTTTTGAATTCTTCAGAAAGAGATTCGCCAGAGAAAATAGCATCAATGTCTTCTTTCATTTTTGATTGCTTTTTCTCTTTCATCATCTTTTCTTTTTCATCATCAGACTCTTCGCTATCGTCAGTGTCAACTTCTTTAGCTTTTTTCTTTTCGATGGCTGCTTTTAACGCAGGTGGAAGTTCTCCTTCCAACAATTCATCATCCTTGTTATTTACATCGGTCATAGTAGGTTCTCCTTTATACGATATTTAAAATTTGTTAGTATATGTATTTATAAACATTATAGCTTGGAGATGAAATTTTTGAAGACTTTTATCATGTTTTCTTCTAAGTCTTTCTTAGAAGATTTGACAATAACATCCTTTTGTTTTTGAATGTCAGCTTCTCTGATAATTCCATTGTCCCAAACCCATGCTTTATCTTCCATGATACCACGTACATATGCATCTGGTGCTGAAGGATCGGCTACGATATCTGCACAAGTTGCAAGATAAAAATCATTACCAACAACTTTAGTTCCATCTTTTCCTTCTACAAGACTACCTAAGCCTCTTGTAGATACGCCTAATGTTGCGCCTTCAGCCATCAAATTCTTTACGATGTTGCCGTACGGTGTGTCCATAATCTTTGCTTTACCGATGAAATTATTTCCATCTTGACGTAAACTCTTAGTAATGTGTGATACACGTTCTAAGTTAATAGTTGGACCATCTGGATGTCCCAACTCACCATAAGCACGATTCTTCATTACGTGTTCTGTTACATATCTTTCGGTTTCTTTTTGCAAAACATCTAATGGATACATTCTTCCATTACGATTCTTTTGTTCTGCTTGCATGAAGATGCCTTCAATGAAGAAACTTCTACCGCCAGCTTCGTTTGCTTCGGTGATGATATTTACTTGCTCATTGATTTCTGTAATTAGTTTCATTTTAGTCCCGCCGATGTTCTCTTTTTAAGTGACCTTGTTCTTTTACGTAGAATCAAAGCAAGTTTTGGTGCACGTTTTCTAGCCGCTTTGCGTTGTGCAATTCTACGATGCATTTTTTCTTGTGAAGACATTCTGACAAGTTTGCCTCCTAAGACTTTATATCCAGGTGTTGCAGAAACAACTTTTCTGCGCTGAACAATTCCAGCACGTACTCTATTGACTTTTACAATTCTAGCTTCATCTAACTGTTCATCAGAGAGAGATATAAACTCTTTAAATTTCAACATATTATGGGCTTACACCATCATCGGTAGTTTCACGGCTAGAATATCCAGCAGTCTTCTTGCCTTCTAATATGATTGTATATCCAGCACTAGCAGTAAATCCTGTAGTAGTTAACAAGATATCTCCATTGGCTCCAGCGCCAGCATTGTTTGTGAGTGGTGCTTGTAAATTTGTTGTCAAGTCTAGAGTGCCAGAGCCAGTCAAAGTCACAATAGTTGTGTTTGATGTTCCTCTCCACGCCAATGTAACTCTAGGGTCTTGCAGTGATGAAGTACCTCTTGCTACATTCCAAAATATTTTATTGATTGACAATCGTTGTGTTGCTCCGCCATCAGATGCAATTAGTGTGTTTGCAGAAACTTTTACAACGCCTGCTTCACCAGTGCCGTCAGAAATATTTGTCAGCTTAACTGCCCATGCCGATGCGCTATCTTTTAGCGTTTGTGAGGTTACTGTATCTGCCATTTTATTCTTCCGCTATAGTTTTTGCAAATGCTAAAAGTACTTCAGCATCTTCTTCCAACTGATTCAAAAAGATTTCTTGATTGCTTTCATCTAGTTTGTCATACAAATCAGAAAGTAACTCAACGTCTTCATTCTTTAAAGCACCACGTGCCTTTGCGGCTTGAAGCATATCTAGTCTATCCTTAACACCTTTGATACCAGGCTTGATATCTTTAGCGGCTTTCTTTTCAGCGGCATTTGGTTTGTTGATATGCTTCATTGTAGTACTAGACTGATGACTCTCAGCTTCACCGAATGGTTGCTTGTTATCGAGTCTGTCAGCCGGACGCTTGCCAGAACCTTTTTTGGTGTCGTGCGGTCCAACCTCTTCAGGTCCTACTTTTTCTAAATCGCCTGGATCTTTTACTTGGGCAAGATACGACACGGCTGCCATTTTATTGGCAATGCCGTCTTTATATTTTACTCGTTCTATTTCATCCAACTGGATAAAACTTTTAAAGTTCTTCATCTACATTTCCTTCTGAACTAGATTGAAATTCCTCTTCACCAGATGCGACTTCTTCTTCGCTATCTTTAAAAATCGACCCTGCCAATTCCATTCGTTTAACAGAAATATGATTCTGAATCTTGTCGTTTAATGCGTCAAGAATAGAACTTTTAAATTCTGTAGGTTTTGCATCATATGCACTCTGAATTGCTGTCTGAATATTTTCCATAGTATATCTCCGTTTGTTTATGTTATTTATACTTTATCGTTTTTATGGATTGTAATACGGCATCATGTAGTCGGTTCCACCAATATTTATTGATATAAACCCTACCGGATTACTCGGAAGTGTTGCATTACCAGCCGCTGCCGTTTGTGATCCTGCTGACGATGGATTGATTCTAATTCCACCAGCAACAACAACCGCATCATTGTCGCCCAGTTTAGATATGTTATCGTCCTTAAAAACAAGCAATCTATGAATGTTGTCAATAAAGTTTGAAGTTCCAAAGTTTGCTGTCGTAGCAATACCCAATGGACCAATAACATATCTAACGCTTGGTTGAGAAATTATTACTGTTGATTCTATCGATGGAAATGGAACATCGTCAATTTCCATGTTGATTCGAGAATTACCAAATGCAACATCAACATCAATCGACTCTAACGTTATGTTTCTTGATAGTGAAGAAGTTCCAAATGATATTTCAGGATCAATAGAATTTGCATTTATTATGATTTTTACATTATTTAATCCAAATGCAAGATTCGATGCAATCGAGTACTCTAATGAAGCAATTACTTCAGAAATTGTTGTGCTTACATAATTCTGAATTGGGTATATTGAAAGTGCTTCAATATTATCACCCAAGAATAAGTTTTGATTATACTGGAATCGAGTTGCACCAAGAACCGAAGTTGAGTCTATAGAATCAACATAAATTATCGAATTTAGTTGTGTGGTGCCAAATAAATTTATAGGTAAAACTGTATCATCAAATCTTGTTGTTTGATAATCTAATATGACTACATTGCCAAATTCAACAACGCCTAAACTATCATATAGGGTTTCATTTTGATATATAAATTGAGTCGCCATACCATTACGATTTCAAAAACAAATTAAAGAGAGAAAATCTTGTTTGCGCCACTAGAGAATACTACAGTAATATCACCTCCGTTAGGTAGAATTGGCAAACCAGTTGCATTATCAATATATGCAATTAATCTAGATGTGCCTTGAACTCCAGTGTCTGAAAATATGAGAAGTGCTTCACAATTTGCACCAGTAACAGAAGTAAATGTCGCATCATCTGCATCAAAAACTCCGCTAGTAATTGTTTTGTTGGCCAGCGTTGCGGTTGAAATTACAGCCGAGTTTGATACATCACTTCGAAATTCGTGTACTGCGCTGTAAGTATAAACACCAGTATCGATAAGCGCCAACGTAATTGTATTAGCTGCCATGTTGATACTGCCATTTAAAAATGCTTGTTTTGCTTTTGGGTAAAGTGCGTTTGCCATGTAGATTGCTCCTTAATATTTTATATCTATTTATAAAACGATTGGTGTTCCGATTTTAATAAACGCTTTTGTTGCCGAGATAGCATATCCAATCTTTAAAGAAAATGCGGCACCGTCAATAGTCGATGTTGTGACAATTGCGCCGTTACTTCCTAGATACAAAGATTGTTCTGGCGTCCACGTCCAACTTGGATTTGTTATTCCACCAAACGTAACAGTTTCAGACACGTTATCCAATACACCTAAAATTTTATCAACTTGAGATATTTCTAACGCTGATGCTAATATTGTTTCGCCATTTGCATTTAATGCGACCAATTTGTATTGAGTTGCATTATTGTTAGTGAAAACAACATTCAAAGATTCGGATGCACCTGCACCACCAGTATTTGCTTGATTGTATGCGGCTTGTGCTAATGTTGTTGCGGTGTTTGCTTGTGCGTATGCACTATTGGCAGTTGTTCTTGCTAATGTATCGTAGCCAGCTTGTCCACCAGTATTTGCTTGGTCATAAGCCGCTTGTGCTAGAGTGGTTGCCGTGTTCGCAGTTGTTCTTGCGAGTGTATCAATGCCAGCGCCACCGCCAGTGTTAGCTTGATTGTATGCGGCTTGTGCTAATGTTGTAGCCGTATTGGCTTGTGTATACGCTGAGTTTGCTTGGGTAAAGGCAGAGTTTGCTCTTGTTCTTGCAAACGTATCTACAGTACCGCCACCGCCTGCGGCTTGTTCTACGAATACGAATTTCTTTGATGCTTCATCATACGATAAAACATAACCATCTGTGATACTGTCTCTATCAACGTCATCTAAGTATCGTAGATTGACTTCACCTGAGCCGGTTGCTTTCCAAGCATCATTAGCCATTGCTTTAGATACTGATGCATTGATTCTATTTTTGTATTGCTGTAAATCTTTTTCGAGAACATCTTGAAATTTTTTAAATTTCTCTTCGACAGGTTTTACGTCTCCGTCTTTACCATCCTTACCTGAAACGCCTTGAATGCCCTGTGGTCCTGCTGGTCCTTGAATTCCTTGTTGTCCGTCTTGTCCTCGTTCGCCTTTGTCGCCCTTAGGTCCTTGTCCGCCCTGAACTCCCTGTGGACCAGCTGGTCCAACGGGACCAATTGCGCCTGCTTCTCCATCTCTTCCGTCCAAACCAGTTTTGCCATCTTCGCCCCTATCGCCTTTCAGTCCTTGCGGACCACGTTCGCCAGCAACACCTTGTATTCCCTGTTTGCCTTGAGGACCAACTT